GGATTAGGTGACCACCTGTTTACACTCTTTATATTCTTAGATGGGGCATTAGCCATTACTGCATCCTACCGCCACGCTTACCTCTTGGCTGCACTTCAAAAGCTAAACCATGTAACTTCCAATCAAAATCTCCTGTAGACTCTACCTTCACGCCAAAGTATTTTCCAGTAACTCTGCATGAAACTTTAGATTGAGAATTAGGATTAAATAAAACTGGACCTTCCCAAGTAATAGCCCCTTCTGTAGACATCTGATAACCAATGTAGAAATTTACAGAATTATCTCCAGATACTTCCATTTCGGGATAAACCGCAGATACAAATTTTAACTCAGAAGGGTTGTCAAGATCATAACCTGACCTCTCTATATAAGATGTCATATTAGCATCGTCATTCTTATTCCCTAGATTATCCCTGTATATCTTTGTATTTGTAACATCTGCAAATATTAGATTTTCTGCAACATTGTCATAGTTTCCTGTACCCCATGCGCCAGACCCCGTATCCCATGTACCAGAGATAGTAGTCCACGTAGTAGCAGCAGTTATAGCTACAATACCTGAATTGATATGAGCAGTATCTGGTAAATCTCGTAAGCTGAATGTACCTGTCTTCCAATTCCATATAACAGCTTTATTTACTTCATCTGAACTACCAGCCGGATAACAAGCAAGCATCTCATTTCTTACATAATCTGCTGCAACAAAGCATTTCTTATAGTTGTCGTTAGCCCCATTAAGGTTTTCAAAGACTGTGCGTCTTAGCTTCTCTGGTAACAAGGCTTTTACACCTTGACCATTACACACATAGAAATCAGAGTTACCTATGAAGAAGTGACCGCCATCAAATTCTGCTAGAGCATTCTTTGTTAAACAGCCTATCGTTGGGCTAAGTAGCTTAAATGAAAATATATAAGGAGTCCCTACATAGTTCATTATATAGATAGAATCATTCTTATAGATTAGAAATGAATCACCAAACGCCATGCCATCTATGATATCTCCGGGAGTATCCGCTAACTGGTACTCACCAGCATCTAGTGTAGCATCGCTCTCATCCCATGTTGCAGGAGGAGAGCCAAAGGAAGCCTCTGTAGACCACTTTACCATTCTCGTTTCTTCTATCGCACTTCTTGTCCAATTTAAACCAACAAGGAAGGTTCTAAAAGACCTTATAATTTTACACTTATCTCCAAAAGGCCAGTTCCTGATTTCTCTAAAAGGGACAGTTAGTTCAGGAATCGCACTTGCGTTTAAGGGCCATGTCTGAACGCCATCAGAACCATTGGTAGCTACAATAAGACCATTAAGATTTGTAGCTTGCCATCGATTGGTTTTTAAATTAGCACTATAATCATCATCAGCAGTAGATGTCGCTCCTTCGGGAGTAACTACAGCTGAATTTGGATGGTCACTAGATAGAGTACCCGTTAAAGTTATAACTCCAGTGCTAGTATCCCTAGCAGAATAAGTTAGCTTTTCATACGCATTAGTAGTAGCTGAAGATGTATCCTCATTTCCTATAAGGAGAGTTCCCGTAGTGGGAAGGGCTGTTAAAGCTGCGCCCGCTGCTACTGTGATTGAGCCAGCACCAGATGAAACCGCGCCATTCAGCGTCATAGTAGCTTGCCTAGTAACATCAGTCCATGTAGACCCATTCCAAACAGCTATATCTGTTGCACCGTAAGCTATCCAGTAATAGGTGTTTGCATTGTCTAAAAAAGGTTGAATATAGTAAGGAGCAAAAGGAACTGTCGCCATAACAGCCTCATACCCAGCTACCTTTTTTACACCATTGTCAAGAAACCTAATATTGTTTCCACCAGACCACGCATTAGGTGGAAGGTTATAAGGTGGAATGTCTTGTATTATTCCTACCTGACCTACATTAGTAATAGGTACAAGTGACATTATGCTGGCGGGGTCGGCCAAGTAATGTTAAATGGGTCTGGCTGGGTTGTTATATCCCTAAGAGCCTGACGATATGTTTCCCACTCAGATTTCTTTTCTGGTGTAATTGGAACATCGTCTAACCTAGTCCAGTCACAGGACAATAACTTTTGATCCCTCTGTCCCCTAACAACCTTCCATTGTTCCGCATCCTTTCCAGCCTCTACTTGACCCCAAGAGGGTTTTTTTGCTGGATCATTGAATACAACATTACTGTTGTAGTCAGCTTCATTGTCTACTACATCATAGATGGAAAACCCTACATCGGGAGAAAGGGACCATAGAATGTTACTTAACGCTACGCTGTTCATTCTTCAACCTCCATAACGGACATAACTCCAGTAGAAAAATTAGTCCCTCCGCCAGCAGCAGTAGGTGTTTTTGTCCAAATATCAAACGTATTGTTACCACTTGTCCCATCCGGGCATTGAGCAGCAGTAACCTTCCAAAGATGAGAAAATCCAAACCCTATCTCCGCTGAAGAAGATACACTAAATCCATCATCCTTCATGTCTGCTATAAATATATCAGCCGTAGAGCCAGTTATCAGAGTTCCTGAAGTATTAGATAATTGAATATAAGTATACTGATGATTGCTTCCCCCATCCCATGCTGAAAACATATCCGCCATCCCATGAACTGTTATATATAAAGTGCTTGTTGCACTAACCTTGTCATGAGTGATAGTCCACGCAGTATCAGCATAAGTATCTGATCTAATTGTGGAGCTAGTAGCTTGGTTGGTTGTAGTAAACTTTACTATAGGAACAGTAGCTGTAGCAGCATTGGGTATCGTATTCTTTAATACAGTCTTTATTAACCGTATATGCTCATCACCCTGCGAGATATTATCTGATCCCGTAGGGTTGCTGGTTACCAGACCATCAATGTATGTTGCACTTTCTAATGCCATAGTTTAACTCCATCCTAGTGATACTGCTTGAATTCTTGTTTCTTTAGCCACCGATTGATTATAAGTTGTCACCTTATATCTCATGCTAGTGCCTGATGGCTGGCTTGAAATATCAAGATCATGGAACGTGACAATTTTATGCCCACCGGAAGTTCCTTCAGAGGCTAAAGTTCCCTGCGTCCATGTAGTTCCGTTATCGCGTGAAACGTAACCTTTCAAATCAGTATTTAAGGTAGCGGTTCCAGCATGATCTGTGTAACTCATTACCATATCGCCTTTTGTTGGTGCTGTACTTGGCGTATTAGAACCAACAGTTGACACTAAAGTTAAATCTGCGGGTGCGGTTGTGGAATAAGCAGATGTTGGCACATCAAAGGCCGCTGTCCAAGCGGCTCGTCCTTTCAAAATACGAAACTCATCCACATACCCATCAAAATTGTTATCCCAATCACCAGCATCAGGTGCGATTTTTAAACTATAAGCATCAGCCTTAATATCATGTGCAAAAGCTGTACCACCACTATTAAGAAGGGTGCCATTATGGAATAAATATAAAGTCCCGCTCGCCCGTGTTACCGCAACGTGCGTCCAAACTCCTGCTGTTGTTGTCCATGTAACAGCTTCTGCAACTTCATAGTTTGATCCACCAGAATATGCGCCAAACTGAAGTTTAGTACCAGTATAAAATGCTATTTCCCAGTTTCGACTAGAACCACCTGCACTTGTTCCATGAAGAACAAATGAGTTTCTACTGCCAGAACCCATACCATAGCCATTAAATTGGCACCAAAAATCTACGGTGAAATCCCCTGTCCCGAAATCCCATGCGGCGTTGTCTTGAATGTATAACTCTTGACTAGCACTAGATTGCCACCTACATGACTGAGTACCAAACTTATAAGAATCGTTATCAAGACGGACATTATTAGCACTGTCAAAGTATGCTCCTGATGGAGTTACGGTTGGTGTCCAAGTTGTTGCATGATTGGCTCCTTCTTCCATATCAGATAAAAGAACTAACTCAGGATCGGCTGTTGAACCAACACAATAACCACCAGTGATTGTTTCGTTAGTAGAAGCGGAGGCATCTACACCTGTGCTGTCATTGAAGTCCTCAACAAAATTATCGACTAAATTGTAGCGACTTAAAGAGCCATTAGAGGCAACCTTGAAACCAAGCAGGGCAATGTCGTCCTCTAGGCCAGATGTGTCTGTTACTGGTTCCGCTTTCCAAGTGCCATCCCCATAAAGGACTGTAGTTGAAGATGCGCTTCCTGACGCACTAAGCATTGCAACGTCCACCGCACCGGCAGCAATAGTAAGAGCAGTTGCGCCGGTAACATCTCCGGTATGTGTAGCGTTGGTTACTTTGGCTGTGTTAGCAGAAATCTCAGTGTTAACACTGTCCTCTATCTTAGCAGCGGTAACCGCATCATCCTTTAGCATTGCAGTAGTTACTGCATCATCAGCAGGGATGGTTGTTTGCGCTGGTTTGTTTCCTACATAACTCATTAGAATGTCACCTGTGCTATATGTACGCCACCCGCTCCACCAGTTCCGCCTGCCTGTGGCCCGGCATTAGAGCCAGCATTTGCTTCCACAGTGCCGGAGTTAGATAGAGTTCCAGCGTATAAGATCATAATATTTCCACCTCCGGGGCCACCGCCCCCCGCTGTATAGCCTCCACCAGTACCTGCTGTTGCAGCACCACC